TATCAGCTGCAGATTCATCCTTAAACATAATTTTTTCTTCTGCGGTTTCAACTGACTCAATACATCGTTCTATCATAGCAAATGTCATTTCAGTTTGACTTTTATAATCACTTAAATCTGTAATATCATTATATCTTGGCCATCTCATAACTAAATTAATATTATCGGCAATCTCTAATTTATTATCAATATCTGGAACATTTATTTTAACTTCTTCAATTGGAATTATAACATCATTTGGATGCTCACAGCTTTCACATTTTAAACCCGCTTTAGCTGTTTCGCCAACTGACTTGGCTCTAATTCTTGTAAATAAATATTCTACGTCAAAAGTTGTTAATTTATTTTTATCAATCGGCTCTGATACACAAGCTTCTATAGTATCAACTACCGCAGCCATTGCCTGCTTATTATCTTGTGTTTCCATTGCCATCATCAAAACCTTTTCTTCCTTTACGAGATAAGGTCTAAATCTCACTGTTTGTTTCGTTGACGGCACTACTGCTTCGTATTTAGGTGCCGCGTTTATTTTTGGTAAAGCCATTATATAACCTCATTAGCTTAAATTGCGAACCAATCTTTGTACGATAATTGGACGTTCAGTTCAGTTAATCCATTTGGATCATTGTTTAATTGTATTGCATTTAGCGTCGTACAAAACGCATCTACGAGTTTAACACTATATATCTTTTGCTCATTACTAATTAAGTCTGCATCAAGATTAATATTAAAAGGACCAAAAGAAAAACTTTGATCAAATATTCCAGGTATATCAAATGCTGTACCGTGCTTTAATTGATGTATAGTTACATCATGACAGTACGTAGTAGGATAGTTTAATTCTTTTGTAAGAGTATTAGCAGCTAATTCTTGCCAGTGCTCAAAATATTCTTTTACTCCATAATCATTTGTAACTAAAAACGTCATTGAAACGTCATCAGCAGCATAACCATATGCTACCTTTACTTGTTTCATTCCAATTATTCGTTCATTTGAAAGTACTTGACGACCAGGTAATTGAATATCTCTACATAAAAGATTTAATTCACGTGTGTTTCCTACTAATCCAGGTAAAGTAGGCATGATAACCTGAAACATATTTGTTCTGGCTGGACCACTGCGTACTGCACTTTTTAAGTCATCAACTGATACTGGCATTAAATTATACTCCTAGAATCTTTGTATACTTTAGATTTACCAGCTTTCTGAAAATCAGCGGTTGGTAAAAACGTTGCAATCTCCCATTCAGGAGGAGGAACGTATGCAAATCTACTTCGCACATTAGAATTTAAATAGTGTTTATAGCACGGCTTAAAATGTTTTAATGATGCCGTACGTTTTAAAGTATTATATGTCACCTGAAATTTAGTCGACTCATCAAACTTTTTATTACTTGCAATATCCATTAATGCATCAAGTAATTTTGCACGTAATGTTGGTGGAAGATAATGTAGATTTAAACCAGCAAATCCTCCGGGTGCAGGACCTACGACAACTGTTAATGGAAAGCTATCATAATACGGTAGCTTTTCTTTTGTCTTAGGATCATAAAAATACATGTACATATTTCCTGCGATACCACGACTTTTTAATTCAACAGGTTCTTCTTTCATTAGAGCAGCACGACTAACTTTACCCATAGCCTGGGCTTTCTGGCGAAACCAGTTCATAGATTCTTTAGTGCGTGGTGTAATGCCTGCTCGAAATGCTTCGAACTCTAGCTTCTGAAATATATTACTCATGCCACTATTTATATACTATTTTTTCTTTTTTCTCACAGGCCCGAGAGGTTTTAGCGGCTTAATATATTTTGGCATAATCTTCATTTCTTGTAGTGTCTTTTCAGTCCAGATCTGAAACTCCCAACCACGATCTTTTGCATATTCGTTTGCTGCTTCCCACTTATTCATATTTTTTACATATGTAAATGCTTCGTTAATATATTTCTTTGTACGCTTTTGACCAGTAGGTGGTTTAGTTTCTTTATCTGGTTTAATCTCAACAAGTAATGTTTTCTTCTCCATTACAATTTTAAGATCAGGAAAATACCTATGATATTTTTTATCACCATCATAATAGTATGGAATAACTATTTCTTCACTTGACCAAGACTTAACTTTTGGATTTTCATCACACCATTTAAAACAATGTCTTTCCCACATTGATCTAAATATAACTGTAGTGTGATCTCCTGCGTACTTCTTTGGATGTTTAACTTTGTATTTACCTGAATAAGCCATATAAATAGTCTTAACTTTCTTCTATTTATTGGAAAAAAACATGCCTACTTATCAACCATCTCACTCGATTGCTGCTCCTTTATATAAGTTTCCACTTAAAGATCAGAATGATTATAAGGCAAGAGTATACTTTACAACTATTATAGAAGAACCTCCTTCTATTGATACTAGCGCTTTTAGTGCAGAAATGACAGAAGCATCACTTATAGGAAATCTTCAAAAATTAACGGATTTGTATAGTGCTAAAATAAGTGCTGGTAAATCTTTTAAAGGTGACACAGTAAAACTTTATTTACCTCCTGCAATTCAAGTACAAGATGGAGTAAACTTTGAACAAGCAGAATTAGGTGTACGTGGCGGATCAGCAATACAAGCTACAGAGAATCAGAGTGGTGGAGAAACTACTTTATCAGAAATTGCAAAAAATACTTTTGGCTTTGATACTGTAAATAAAATAGTAGGTGCTATGGCAAATGAAGAAGTAGCACGTGCAGTAATTGCTGGAGTATCAAGCGTATCAGGTCGAGGTCAAAATATTGTAAATACTGCATTACAAACCACATTAAATCCAAATATAAGAGCTATTTTCAGATCTGTTAACTTGAGAGAACATGCTTTTGCATTTAAGTTTGTACCAAGATCAGCAGCAGAAGCACAAGAGATAAGGAATATAATTGATTGGTTTAGAATTAATCTTTATCCAGAGTCTATTGCGCCTGTTGGTGGCCTTAAAGTTGCATATAAGTTTCCAAATAAATTTTTAATTCGTATGAAATATGGATTGAATACTGATATTGTAACTCAATACTTACGTTCTTATTTAGTTAATATGACTACTAACTATAATCCAAGCAATATGTCTTTTTATTATGATGGTGAATTTCAAGAAATTGATCTTACGTTAAATTTTAGAGAACACAGAACACTTAGTAAAGAAGATATTCAAGCCGGCTTTAATCCGATAGATGATCCCACTGCAGTTTCTGGAGGCTATGTAAATGCTACTACACCAAACAATGGACCGCCTGGTCAAGGACCTAGACCGGCATCATCAGTATCTAAAGCATATCCAAAAGTAACAAATGATTTTATTAGAAGTCAGGCTACTAATTCACCAAATTGGATTCAATCTCAATATGAACAAGCATCAGGTATTAAAAATGCAACATGGGGACCGGCAAATGAACCAGGAGGTCCGCCTTTAGGTAATGGCGTTGACTACATCGGAAGATTTTTAGGCGGACCTTATGTCGATTATGATAAGTCAGGACCACAGTAATGAGTGATTATTTTATAAACTTTCCAGTTCAAGGTTATTCGTTCGGATCTAATCTTCCTGCAGTAGCATTTCAAAATCTAACTGCATACGTTGATATAATAGATCATATAAAAGATAATAGTACTTTTTATGGATTTTATTATATTCAAGAAGGCGACAGAGCAGATCAGGTATCTCAATATTTGTATGGAGATATGAAATACTATTGGACGTTCTTCTTACTTAACGATCATATTCGTCAACAAGGATGGCCGCTATCATATCCTGAACTTATAAAGTTAATTAATAAACGACATCCGAATACAGTACTTGAAACAAAAGACGAATTAACTGGTATATTTAAAGTAGGTCAAACTGTACAAGGTTCGTCATCAGGTACAACAGGAACTATTATTCATAGAAATTTAGATCTTGGTCAAATTATTATTAGTGGTACACATACATTTATTTCAGATGAAATCGTTACTTCACAGGTTGGAGATGAAGTGCAATCGGTACAATTAATTAGTGCAGTAGATGAACCTAATTCTACAAGATATTATATTGATGGCAATTCTAATCACTGGGATATAAATCCATACGATGATAGACCTTCACTCTATACGCCTGTTACTCAATATGAATATTATGCTGCTCAAAATGATTCTTTAAAAACAATAAAAGTATTAAAACAAAATCAAGTAGAAAGCATTTCAAGAGAGTTTCAAGAAGTTATAAGAAATGTCTAGCTACGTACCTCAGGATCCAAAAGAATATAAGTTATATCAAGTTGGTCTACTATCAGATAGAATCCAGCATCGTGTTGATATTACTAAAGCTCTCGTAGGTCTTAACATATATGAACATTTAGAAAAACCATATTTAACTGGTAACTTGACTTTTGCAGATACAAGTCGCGTATTAGAAATTGCAGATTTTAAAGGTACTGAGCGCATTCAAGTAAAATTAGGCTTACATCAAAGTACAGAAATAATAACAAAAACTTTTATTATTAGAAGAATACAAAATGTTATTCCATCAACAGATACTGCCGATGTCATAACAGTTGATTTGATTGAGTACGACGGATTTACCGGATTATTACAACTATTAAATAAAGCATATGAAGGTAAACCTGGTTTTATTATTAGTGATATGTTAAGAGATACATATACCACTGGTAAAAAACTAAAAGAAAATTCTGTTAGAGATCGTGAGTTACAAGCGGCATTTCGATATATCACTCCAAATGTAAATGTATTTGAAGGAATAGAGTTTGTTAAAACAAGAGCAACTGGTTTAACAGGTACGCCGTTCTTTTGTTATGCGGCTTTAGCAGATAATGATTTACGATTTTATGATTTGTTTGATTTAATAAGAAGTGCATCTGTAAATAGAAATTCACCATTTGTTTACTCATCGTATATTACACAAAATGCTAATATCAATGTAGACAAATCTAGAATAGCATTTGAAATGACTACTACTAGTAGTGATAATACTCTTGAAATGCTTTTAGCTGGTAATTTAGGCGCTACATATGAATTTGTAGATCCTACACATGCATTAGAATATAATTTTAATTTTGATATGGATAAAGTATTTCAAAATATTTTAGGAGATGGCGCGCATCCAGTTGCAGATACTCGAACATTTTTTGGAACTAAACGTTTAAGTGAGTATCAAACAAAAAGAGTTAATTTAATGGCTCCATCACTATTATATTATGATCAAAAGAATCCATACGAAGAATATAATACTGCAGCACATAGCGCAAAAGCTGTACAAAAATCGATACGTGGATTATTAGGACAAGAAATGATTACAATTGGTGTTCCTGGTTTACATACCATGCCTCAAGGTGGGAATAAAACAATTGGTAGAATCATAACATTTGTATCTCTTGGAGATATGGAACAAGCCCCGAGCGAGCCATTAGATAGAAGAAGATCGGGCGATTACTTAATTTATGCTGCAGTTCATTCATTTTCTCAAGAGCAATACATGTGTAAAATGGATTTAGTAAAGTTATCAAACTTTAAAGGTAATACTCGAGTATATTCAACTCCTCCTGTAATGAATGTGAATCCAGGAGCTGGCCCGCAATGATGGAATTTTACGGAGATAATGTTAGATGGTGGATTGGCATTGTTGTCAATATATTAGATCCTTTACAGCTTGGTCGTGCACAAGTTAGAATCTTTGGTGTACACTCACGAAATAATTTACAAATTCCTACTGGAGCACTTCCTTGGGCCACTGTATTACAGCCTAATATTGGCGGTACATCTGGCGTAGGATTCACACCACAATTACTTCCTGGAACACAAGTCTTTGGAATGTTTTTAGATGGTAAATCATCGCAAGCTCCTTGTGTAATTGGAGCAATGCCAAAGATAGAAGTACCTTCTGAGCAACAGTTAAATTCAGCGCAATGGAAAGAAGGCGCGCAAGGACAAGAAGCTGGTCAAAGTCCAGGTGGTAGAACCGATGGTGCTGTAGAAGTCGTTAGCAATTTACCGGTATTAGGAACAAACCAAAATAGAATCACACAAGCATATGAGTATTTTCGAAACCAAGGTTACTCAAGAGAACAGGCTGCAGGTATTGTAGGAAACTTGATGGTAGAATCTCGTTATCAAAACCAAGAATTAAATATTAACGCTATAAACCGTAATGATCAAGGTCCAGGACAACACTCTCGAGGTCTTGCACAATGGGGACCTGGGCGTAGAACAATATATGAACAATGGTCAGGTAAATCTTGGAACCAAGCTACGTTTGAAGATCAGTTAGGATTTGTTGTACATGAATTAAATAATTCAGATCCTTATAATGGAAACTTAAATGTAAATGCTAACGCTAATTTAAAACAAGCAACTAGTGTAGATCAGGCTGCCACTATTTTTGATACACAGTATGAAAGAAGCGCAGGACTGCATACTGATCAGAGAATAAAAGAAGGCTATAGAGTATTGCAAATAGTTGAAGGAAGTTAATCATGGTTACGTTTACAAAAACTAATAGTTATCTCTCTACATTAAACCAGAGATTATCAACAAATCAATTTACAGAAAACGCTCCGGCTATCTCTGGTGAATATAATGCGTTCAATAACTCAGCACTTGGACAAGCCGTTGGACAAACATTAAATGGCTTTGTAGGAATCAATACATTACAAGATCATCCTAATCAATTTCAAAACGGATTGTTTGGAATCGGTATAGCTAAATTAACCGAGTCTGTTGGTGGATTTGCAAAAGATCTAGTCGAGGAAATCGAAGATGCGTTTGAAGGAACTGCATCGGGCAATGGAAGCTTCACTGATGTATTAACAGTTTTAGGTACATTAGCAGTTTTAACTGGTGAAAATAATGTAGGTAAATCATTTCTTCTTAGTTATTATGGCGCAACATCTGCAAACGGTATGCAGGGATTATTAAGTACAGCGACAAATAAACCCTTGTCACAAATCGTAAATGCAGTGCGTGCAACACAAGATGGCAGTTTGCAATCGTTTATGAATCAAGCGTTTAATCGTACAATATCTCAAATTCTTGGTCCGATTATATCAGAATTTAACGTTAGAAGAGATCTGACATTAGGAACTGCAATATCTCCAGTAATGCAAGCCGTTGTTGATAGTATTGACACTCCGATAGGATTTACTGTTGACGAACTAACAAGTGGAAATTTATCTTCTGCATCAAGAAATAATGTTATTACTCTTTTATCGAACGGCAGATATGAAGAAGCGATTGCAATCATCGCTGCAAATTCTAAATTACCAATCAATGTAATAGAAGATAAAATCTATGGAATTGACACACGATTTACAACCCGTGTAACTTATACGAATTCAAACAAAGTACCAGATTTTAAAATCGGATCTAATGCTGTTGGATGGGAAGGTCGATCAACACCATCAAATAGATATGGTGCTCCTGATCAAATATCAGGTGGATCTGGTGGAAGTGGGAGTATTCCATATAATTTTACAACCATAGGTGGTACCGAAGAATTAGAAGCAGATTTTACATCAGCAACCCGTGATATAACAGAAGTAGTTGTTCATTGGACAGCAAGTTATATTGATCAGGATATTGGAGTTGAAGAAATACATAGATGGCATCAGGAAAATGGATGGAGTGGTATTGGCTATCACTATGTTATTCGCCGTGATGGTTCTATTGAACGTGGCCGGCCAATAAACTATATTGGTGCACATGCAAAAGCAAATGGTCATAATAATAGATCAATTGGTGTAGCTTTTGTTGGTGGTTATATTACTCCGCATTCAGGAGCTGGCCAAATGGCCCCGGCTCAAACTGGTCCTGAATCATTTACTGCAGCTCAGAATACTTCTTTTAAGTCGTTTATGAAAACCTTTTTTGATGTATTTCCAGGTGGTCAAGCATTTGGTCATATGGACACTGATCCACTTAATAAGATAGATCCAGGGTTTAGCGTAGAAGATTATATACTAACTAATTTTAATAAAAGAAATATTTCACAAGGAACTTCACAACCAGCGACTATTCGCGAAATAGAATTGCATAGGGAAGTATACCCGTACATATAGGATAAGCTATGACAACAGAAAATGACGAATTAGAAGATCGAGCCCTGATATTTGGCCAACAAATTTATTCACAAGGTGTGTTTCCAACAGGATTTCAAGATCCTGCAGGAGTTTTTCCTCGTGTAGATTATGCATATGAATCATCAATAAATCGTGCACATAGAAATAGAAAGCGAAATGAACTCAATACAAATGGCGGTATACCTACTCTGCCACGAAGAAGAGGAGTTCCTGATCAAATAGCAAGTGCAGAATTTAATAATCCTCCACCAAAAAAGCTTTCTAAATATCCACACAACCAGGTATTTGAAACTGCTGGTGGACATATTTTAGAATTAGATGATACTCTTGGTAACGAAAGAATATTACTTCGTCATCAAAGTGGCGCGGGTATTGAGATAACTCCGGATGGTACTGTAAAGATTAGTTCAACCAGTGATACTCATATTATGACTGGTGCAGATCAGCATTTAGTTGTTGAAGGTAATGCACACTTGACATATCAAGGGGATCTTAACGTTGATGTAGCTGGAGATTACAACTTAACATGTGGTAATTTTAATCAATTAATTAAAGGTGATCTCACACAGCAAGTTGATCAAGCGAAACGAGTTACAGTTGAAAGCAACTTTGGCGAAACTGTCAAAGGTGAATATTCTACAACTATTGCTAAATCAAAAACTGAAATGGTTCTTGGTGGAAGTACACAAGCTGTTAAAGGT